CATGACAGATGTGATATAATAGTGCTAATGACTAGCAAGTCATTGACAACAACGACGAAAGACATAGCCCATGAAAAAATATGTGTATACAGCCAAGCTAGGTAGGTTCACTACCTTGAAGAAATATGAAGAAGCTTCTCCTGAAGAGATACGACAGTTCATAGTAGATCAACAGAACGAAAATCCTGAGCAAAGATTATCAGTTGAAGTTTTTGTTTTCGACAGTGCAAGGCACAGCTCAAATGTTTGTAGGAATAAGCGAAAAGGCTGGTGTCCTATGTGTTTTGTTGAAACAAACACTATTGTTATGAAGACAACGAAAAACTTTAAGTTCGGTTACACAAATGAAGAAACCCCCTAGCACCAGGGGTTAGTGCTAGAGGGTTCCTGTCGTCAATCAATGATTAGATTAGGTGCACCTCAACGTTTGAGTCACCCGCAAACACCTTTGCGAAAGTGTCGGCGTCCATCATGCCTGTTGACTCCAACCCGCAATCCTTTTGATACGCGCTCACAGCAATAGCTGTTAGCTCACCGTACCAACCGTCCTTGTCGCCTTCCGCATCCTTGTAGCCGAGTTCGACTAGGCGACGCTGTAGGTGATGCACGGTTAGGGACTTCCTTGCGTACTTGTTTTGGTACACACAGGAAGCTAGGTAGACAGGGTCCGCATCAGCGTTAGTCACAACGTGGCGAAATTGTGCAGGCTTAACCTTTGCCTTTGGAGCTGGTGCAGGCACCGGCTCTGGTTCAGCCGCAGGGACTGATTCCTGCACTGGTGCTGGTGTTGGTTCTGGTTCTGGTATTGGTGCTACGTAAGGTTCTGGCTCAGCGGCGACCTCAACGGTCTCCACGGCCTCACCCGCAGGCACTACGTGCATGTCTTCGATGTTATCCATAGGGTTATCCTATTCCAATTGTGTTGGGTTTACTTGACCTTGATGTAGCCAGGGTAGTCGTCCAAGCTTCGCAGCGTGGATATACCCGCACCTGGTTTGTATGCGTTAGGCCCAATTCCCCAAGCACCGAAATCGGTACCGCCGGCGCTCATGTGATAAGCTACCTGGGCATTTACTACCGGGTTATTTAGTTGTGCATTGGACTCTAGTCCAAACTTAGCTCGACGGTCGACTCCCAAATCACCAATCATGTTGATCTGAAAGATACCGTATGAGCTATCACCGGTTTTTGCATTGTTGTTTAGTGCCATAGGGCGTGCGTTTGACTCCCGCATGGCGATACCCCAAGCTATCTTGTGCGCCTGGCCTTTGAAGCCTACGGCACTTAGTAGCTCGGAGAGCTGGACACCTGTCAGTGCTTCCTTCTGTCCAGCGTAGTCCGCGAGGACCTGGGCAACGGTTCGGACATTTTGTTTGATGACCGGAACGTTCGTGGTTGTCGAAGCTTCCTTCGACTCCACTGATTGCTTGTTTACTGCTTGCACATCTGCCGCAACAGTTGTTGATGTCGTTGTAGCGACACCTTCAGCAAACGCCGTCTCAACGAAGGCGTTATTAGTTACGGATAGATGTGTTGATGCGATTGTTGCTACTGCAACTAGTGTAACCGCGTAAGCTACTGACGTCATTGCTATTTTCTGTGTAGAAATTCGCAAGGCTAGTTCGCCTCCTTAGGTAGGGGACAGGGACAACCAAGCTTGTAGGCTTGGCTTGCTTCGCTGACATCATGCGTCCATGTACTCATTATCGAGGTCATATGACTGATATCGGTTACGAGCTTCCTCGTCCTCGACATCGTGCATGGTCGACCACACGCTTCCCAACGTATGGGCGAAGTCTTTTCCTCGGGTAACGGCAACCTGGTTTTTGAAGTTGCTGTATCCAAGGAAATCTATTGAATCGGATACCCAGCTAGCAAAGTCTGGCTTGCTAACTACTACTCGGTATGGGTAATCCGCATAAGGCGTGAACTTAATTTCAAGCTCACAGATGTCTGCTAACGGCTGCAGTGACACGCGGTCACGGGCGCGGACCATAAGGTATCCCTCATTTTCGCGATGGTTAACAGCGCTTACAAATCCAGTGTCAGTAAATAGCCACATGGTTATACGTCCTTTCGTCGTGGGGTCCAATATAACATCGAATCCCGGTTTATGGAAACACAAGTGAAGGGTTTGTTCCCTACATTCATGAATATGTTTGAGCTAGTAGCTGGTGCTACTTCAGCTCTACTCCGTCTGGTAGTTGGGAAACAGGCTCTTGCTTGACGGTTAGTAGCTCCTCACGAAGAAGCTTTACCGCGTAACGAGCTTGCTCGGGTGCAACATAACTGTCGTGGACTAGGTTGCCGTCCGCATCAGTGGCGGTGATATGCACCGCTACTTCGTTTGCCATGTGTGCCTCCAATTGCGATGGTCTAATTGTATCATCAGACCTCCTACCTTCCGAATTTCTTTCGGCATTCTGGACCAAGCTGAAGCTCGCGGCTGATGGGATCTGTTAGTTCAGCTCCACATGAGCCACAGCAGCTGTAGTGCTGGCCGAAAATCTTTGTGTACTTGTACGGATCTTGCGCGATGATGTTCACCAAGGTTACCGCATCGTCATTAGCCACTTTCCAGCGGGTAAATCCACCAACTGAGCCGGTAAGGCGACGCATGTACAGGTTATTCATGTATTCGCGAATCTCAAGGAACAGAAGGTCGCCATTTAGTGGCGTGCTGTTCAAAGCGATGTCAAGTTCCTCTACAGGAATCGCGTACTTGCTTTTAGGAGCTTTTGAAAGTGCTTCCTGAAGCGATGGTTTTCCAGCTGCAACGGGCACTTTTGTGGTTGCCTTAGGAAGTGAAAGCAGGAGGTCGATAAGCTTCGATGCTGCCTTCTTGTCCATCGTAGTTAGCGCGAGCTTGTACCCGCTGCGAACTTCGTCTTCCATTTCACGATCTACAAGTAGGTCGTTGATAAACTTGACTTGCTTTTCTGATGCTCCGAAGAGCGTGTCCTGTGTCGCTGTTGTCATTGGGCTTCCTTTTCTTTTTGGATGTCTTCTTTTAGCTGAGCCTTTATCATTGCCCAGTCCTCGGTAATTCCCAAGAAAGGGTTGACCAATGGTGTCGACTCACCGCGCTTGCGTGCACCGCGCGTTACCTTTACTACTGCGTATAACGCTACGCTGTCTTTTACTAATCCGTTGAACATCTTGGTCTCCTTTCCTGAGCTCCTTGATAGGTACTATTATATCAGGTAGGTCTCAGAAAAGGAGGGCCAAGACTCCAAATTACGCGCGTGTGGCCAATAACGCCATAGTGATACCGGCCAACCCTAGGGATAGGGCCTGAATCGGCCTCTCAGCCGCCCAGAGTGCCGATCCCACGGACAGCGCGGCAAATACCACGGCTGCTACCGCAGGCCACACCAAGTCCCTAAGCCTAGTCATCCAGTCAGGCATGATTTCCTACTTGACCGGGCGTGTTCGGCCCTTGAGACGCGTTGAGGCGTCTCGAATGGCAATTCCTGAGGCATCAATGAGCTTACGGGCTTTACCGTAGGTAATCCCTAGCTCCTTGGCAACCTCGACTACTGGCTTTCCTTGTGAATACAGCTGAGCTGCAGCCTGGGGAGTGATTTCCGCCATGTCTGTTCCTTTCGTCGGTGTTTCTTTGTGTGTTTGTGTTGGTTCGGCTATTGGCTCTGCCTCTAGCCAGGCTCTAGATCTCAGGATGAGATCCTCGGCCTCATTGAGTAACCGCAGCTGCGAGCTACTCAAAACTTAGTGCCTTTTTCACGGCTCTGCCGGTAACGGAATCCTGAATCAGGAATCCATCATCTGCGTGACAGCTCATGCAAAGATATTCATTGCGTCGATGCGACGGGTCGCGAACAACGTTTTCCTGCTTACCACAACGGTCGCAGTAAGGCTTTAGTGGATGCAACTTTGCGTATGCACGTGAATCGTCAGCACACAGCAGCAGCTCACCACACTCATAAACGAGTGCGTTTTGCGTACCGCATTGCTGACACGTGTCATAGATATAAATCTGTTCTCGTTGAACAGTGCCTCGCGTCATTGCATCACCTCCGTAGTGGTAGATAGAACTATACCCGTTCTACCTGAATTTGTAAACTACTATCTAAAACTTTTTTGACGAGCTATCATCGACCTGCTTGGTCCCCACTGTTCCCGAGGTTCTCCACGGAGAATCGAGGCAGCGCAATCCGAGCTGTTGATGTGAAATGGGACAAGGCGCAATACGCTTTTACCCATATTGGGCATCTGGTCAAACGGTTGGGACTCATAGATGAAATGCCCACAGTGTGAACAGATCTCATACGTGTCAGCAGTTCGCTTGACCGGTTTGCCTAATGTCACCTTAAGTCCTTAGGTGGTTGAACGACACCAAGTATCGGCTGAACCTTCACTTGGTTTTTACCGCGCTTGTATAAAGCACGTAACCCAGCTACTACCGCAACCGTGATGATTGCCCAGATGCTGATGTCGAATTCGACAGTTCCTCGGATGTATAGCGATAGCCAGCCATCACCGAAGTACAGTTCAAATAACGGATCTTCCATGTTTTTCTCCCATCTTGATTAGTCGACGTGTTGCAAATGAATCTCTTGCGACGTAGTCGCAGTGCGACGCAAGAATCCACAACGGGATACATCCTCCGGCAACAAGTAATACTGCTGCCGCGAACGCCATCCAGCTTGGATAGATAAAGAAAGTGTGAGCTGCGTATGGGAACCATGCTATTGCTGCTATGCGTAAAGCTAGTGCGTAGCGACGATAACGGTACCCTTTGAAGTTGTCAAGTTTCATATCGGGGAAGTCCTTTCGTCTTTTTGTCCCAGGCGTTTGCCTGTTGGTATCTATTATAACAGGTAGGTGGCTAGTTTCCTAGCTCTTAGCTCCCCAGATTACTACAGGGAACTCGCCGCGTCCATAAGCTTCAGCCCATGATTCGGCCTCGGCTTCTGAGCGGCAATACTGATAAATGGTTTCGCCATTGCTTAGACGGTAGTAGTACTTGGTTTGGTTTCCCGGGATGTTCTTCACTTAGGCTTCCTTCCGTCGTTTACCACCAGTTATTTGGTGATAGGTTAATTATATCAGGTAGATCTTTATTTACCTGAATATTGGATGTTTGTGTAGGCTATGCAACTAAAGTTTGAAGAACTATTTAGTCGACGAACAACCTTTTGTTGTGATGCCGCGGCACAAGCTTGGGCGTCTTTGTGGAATGCGGAGCCAGCTTCAACTGGCTTGCCGCAAGACCCACAATTGAGTTCTTTACTCATTGGTTGCTCTTTTTAGGAGGAAGGTCTCGAACAATAACGCGACCTTCTTGATTTTCAGGACTTGGGAATTCACCCATGTCATTACATTCGCAATTTCGTGGGTGGTATTCCCAACACAAGCCACTCCACCACAACATCATCTCTTCCTGAGTAGTTAGTGGGGCTTCCGGAGTTGTATCCTTCATGGTTCCTCTTCTCTATCAACAATGGCTTTGTTGATAGTTCTATTATATCAGGAATGGAGTCAGGGGCTGGTAGGGGGAGGGGGTGTTTCTCCTCGGCGTTTCGTTTCTGGCCTACGGGTAGAGATCTCGCATTTGGCTAGGTCGTGCCCAGCTTTCTTGAGCCAGCTCTTTGCCGTATCCTCATCAAGGAAGCAGCCAACCCAGCTGCCATTTGGCAGGTAGGCGTTTCGGATTGCGTAAAGGCTGTTCACCACTTGACCTCTGGGTCATTTTTGTTCATGCGGTGGTCGATTTCGACTACCGCGTACATCAGTAGGATTGCTACCGCGGCGATAAGTATCACGAGCATTACTCGTGCCCTCCGAACATTTCATCCCAACACTTTGGGTGGTAGCCAGTCATCAGCTGTTCGCGGAGGGCTTTGTCCAAGTCTGGGTAAGCGTCTTGTATTGCTGCACCAAGCTGGCGAGCAAAGAATCCCACGGCGGGAACCTCTACCTCTCCACCTTTGCCGCACCAAGAGCACTGTGGCGTTTCTACTACGTAGACTTCATTTGCTAGGTCGTAACTCATAGCGTATCCTTTCGTCATTGTAGTTCTATTATATCAGGTAGGTCTCCTACCAGCCGCCTGTTCTTTGCCAATCGCGGACACAATCGTAAGATTCGTGGTTTTCCTCAGGTCGACCGCAAACGCAGATCTTTGGGCTGTACTTCTTGGATTGAACCTCTACCATTTCAACGCCAAACTTCTTAGCTAGCTCGGCTGCTTGGGCTTTTTTAGCTGGCCCGTAGGTGTAGGTCTTTCCGGTCTTTGGATTTGTCACTTGAATCATCGAAAACTCCTTGTTGATTGCTTCGATAATTCTATTATAACAGGAGCGTGCGACTTTTTGTTACCTAATTAGGTTACAGGTTTGTTACTTTTTCGGGTACCTGCTCGGTTCATACCGGATTTCAAAGTCGTTGATGTCGAGGCTTTGACTCTCAACATGCCGCTTAGCATCAGCGACACTTCGGTACTGACCAAACCAGTCACCGGATTCGGAATTGTAAAGCTGGATAAATAATCCTTCCAAAGCTATGCCTCCTGAACTACAATGTTGAATGGACCACCAGAGTTGGAATCCAATTTAGCTCCAATTGTTAGAGCGTCCTTTGTTATTTGTTTAGCTACTTCGATTGTAAGCTTAGCTTTTGTTGGAGCCATTGCGTGTACCGCGCCGATTGCGTAGTCACCGCCGGTGCCCATTCCATAGAAACCATTTGCATCTTTTATCCAAGAGTAGTCTTCACCAACTTCGTAGACTGTTCCGTTGACTACGACAAGTATTACTGAACCTTGCTCAGCTGTTGCTTCCTTCAAGCTTTCTCTTTCATAGCTGCTTCGCTCAGAGTATCCTTGGTCTTCGAAACATTTACGCAGAGCTGGTACGAAGTCAGTTGTGATGAATGCGTCTAAGTCTTTTCCTTCGTATCCTGAAGCATCTGGTGGATTGAATACATGTTCAAGAATGTTGATAGCTCGTAGATCACCTGCCGCACCGAAAAGATATTCAGCGTTGCGCACAATTTTTCCACAGCCTTTAGCCATAGAGTAGATGCGACCTTCGTCGGAGATTCTTGAATCCGCTCCAACTACAGCCCACCCATCGCCTTGGACAGCGACTATTGTAGTCATGGTGGTCTCCCTGGTATTAGGTATTTATTGTATCCTAATACTGCCTCTTTTTGAAGGACCCTAAGCCAGTTACTTAGGCTGGGTCTACAATCGCAATTGGGACAGTGATGCTGGAAGATTCAAGTACACCAGTCGATGAGACGTGGGCGAACCTGCCCATAGGCTTATCTAACTTGACCACAATCTTGGTGCGCTTCATACCAACCACACGGGCGGTATGACCCACTAGGTACCGCGTACCGCAGTGGTTATTGAACTTGACCTTGTCGCCAATGCCGAAGTCAGTCGCCTTCTTACTTGCTCGAACTACCGCAAGTCTTGCATCTACCGCTGAGGACAATCTTCCGATGTCACCATCGAGTTGCCCACTTGCAATTGCTGCTTCTATTGTTTCAATTGTCAGATCCATTGGACCCTCCTTTGTCGTTGTGTCGTAGTACTATTATATCAGGTAGGTTATTCTTCGGAGAACAACTCTTCACGAAGAACTTCTTCGTATCTATCACCGCGATATGAATTAGATCCAAACGAGATGTCTTCACTTTGAATAAGTTTATCGAGAGATAGAACCGCAGTGTGCCCTTCAGCTTCGAACATGATGACAAGCTTTGTGTCACCATCGTTTGGGTCATCAACGAGTGCAACGCGGAATGGCATTCCGCCCACACCATTTCTGTGATAGTCCGCGTTCACGATCTGCAAGTTAATTAGAGTCATGTGTGTTTCCTTTCCATTTATCCATCATAGCCATCGTCTTCATACTCAGACTCCCATGAAGACTTGTCTGCACATTTAGGGCAGGTGTACTCCCACTGTTCATTTACAACTGTTGAGTGAGTGTACCAGCGAGTCACATTGACCATTCGCTCTTCAGTGATTTCGAACTCTGGGCATTCTTCATTTTGACAAGAAGCTTCACGACCATCTTCGAAGTCTTTCTCGTCGTAACCCGCAATCTGTGGCTCGTTGCCGGAGACTCCTGGAGGATAGTTACTCAGCATCCGCGTGCTCTTCCATGAACTTGATTACATCGTTCTTGATTGTGAAGAACGCGTTACCGCAAGGGTAGCAATACTTTTCAGTGAATGGGATTTCGCGAATGAACGCGTCGATTCCTGAGTAGATGAGCTCGGTGTTTGTGCAACCGGGTGTTTGGCATTGGGCCATAGTTTTGTTTCCTTCCGTCGTTGGTCCACCGGACGTTCCGGTGTTATTACTATTATATCAGGTAAATCAAGATTCTGGCCTAACTTCAACTATCTCAACGAGCTCAAGCCAATCAGCTTTTTCAATGCGCTTAGCATCCTTTTCGGCAAGTTCTATTGATATATGGAAGTTGGCGTGGGTGACGATGTCGTCTTTATATGAACAATTGCGAAATATGGTTGCGTACTTGAAAGGTCTCTTTTCAGCCTTTCGAGTAAAGTCGTAACCTACTGTCTTATACGTCGTTTTCATAAGACTATTATATCAGGTAAATGGAAAAGAGGAGACCAGCGACTTCCCCGTTGCTGGTCCCCTCTCCCAAGGTGCTTTACTTAGGCAGCAAAGCTCTTTACGCCACGTCGGATCTCAGACATAAGTCGTGAGGCTTCCTTGGTGTTGGCGACTTCGATCTTCTTACCTGTGGAGGTATCGAAGACGAGATAGTGTGACTTGTTAGTCGCACGCAATACCGCAAGCGTTTTACGCTTACGGAAGTAGGCTGGCTCATAGCCAGAGGGAAGCTTGACACCCTTAGAAAGCTCTGGGAGCTTTTCGACGCGAGTGTAAGGCTTTACCCGTACTACTGTTTTTGCAGTCGCCGGAGTTGCTTTAGCAGTTGTTGTTGCCATTGCAGTTACCTGTCCTTTCGTCATTTTACTTGCTCCTCACGCTGATTGCCTGAGGCTTGATCTATTATAACAGGACTCCTGCGGAAAAGAAACCCGAGGAGGAACCTGCTGTAATAGCCAAAAATAAAGCGAGCAGTGGAGATTTCTCTATCTCCATACCGCGCTGTGGTAGTCATCATTCCAGATTGAAGCGACATTAGTCTATAGCCATCGGGTCGCACTCCGGAAGAGTGTGAGTTCTCCAGTCGATAAGAATTTGTTCAAGAGTCTCCGCGTAATCTTTTGCAAGACTTTTTGCAACCACCTGCATCATCACGATGGTTGCCGCATTGGCAGCCTGAGCTTCCGCATGCTCATCTTCGTACATCGCACAGTGAGTGCAGAGCTGCCTACTCATATAGTCATCATCGACTTCTTTGAGAGAGCAATTGCATCGTGAACTTTGATTACCGCTTCGTAGCTGTTTCCACCAATGTTCCACTCGAATACTTCGTGAAACTTTGGAGTTCCTCCGTTTTTCCAATCATAGATTGTTGCGACTGTGTCTGCTTCGTCTTCGTTCTCAAAAACAAGAACCCACTCAACAGTTGTCTTGTCATCACCGAAACTTGTGCGAATTGGTTCTCCAAAAGTTTCGACGAGTTCTGCAAGTGTCGCAGTGACGTGACCTCTGAACGAAGTTCCGTTTGCTACTCTGAAGTTGTCTTCTTTATAGAATTTCATGATTGCTCCTTTTGTCGCTTTGTCGTTAGTACTATTATATCAGGTAAAAATGTAGGTGGGCAGTTTCAGGGGACTTGCCCAGGTCCATCCGTGTCCCCCAGTATTAGGGGGCGACGGACTTTTTAGTTAGACCGAGTAAGCTAACTCGTATCCCTTGTCCAATTTTTCTTGGACTTTCATGAATGCAAGTTGACGAGCGTAATGTTCGTCATGAAGATTCTTTACTTCACTTTGGCGACTTGGCTTCTCTGCCATTCCCCAGCTTGTGCGAACGATTGTTCCAGAAACTGAAACCTCGTAGATTTTTTTCTTTCCAGCTGATCCGCGTGAACCATCTGAGTCTTTCAAGAGACACCATTTCTTTTCCATGTCTTTTGTCCTTCCGTCGTTTTATCGGGCGTTTGCTCGATAGTACTATTATATCAGGTACATTGTCGATTTGGAGCGTTTTGGAGCAAATAATTGTAACTTTTTTGTAACTGTGAAGGAGGGGCTGGGTCTTTCGACCCAACCCCGCCGCGTGCACTTTATTGGAACACGAGCCGCATACTCCGGCCTTGTCGCACACACCAGGCAAGAGGAGAGCTACTCCTCCGCTACCACCTGGTAGATATAGATAAGGCCTATGCCCTTTGCGCTACGCCCCGCGGCATAGTCATCGAACTCTCCATCCAGCTTGCCCTTCTTGGGAGTACGCCACCATGTGGCACCCTTACGGTCGGGCTGGAATCTGTTCCAAATCCTTATTGAGTTGTTGGTACTATTATATCAGGTCAATCCCTGAAGTTGAGGAAGTCCTCAAGTACCTTATCGACCGCGTCCTTTAGGTCGCTCGCTAGTTCATCTAGCTCTGCGTCGTGGAACTCAGGTTCCGGAGAATCTTCGTCCATGTACTGCGCGTCTTCGATAAGTTTGTTTAGATCGAGTTTGTACTCGAATATAGTCTTGTTATCAGCCATCATTGCCTCCCTCCGTCGTTGGTACTATTATATCAGGCGCCTGGGCGTCTTTAGAGTCACCTTCAAGAACCGGAAGGCTGTCATTAGGGTCGTAAAGAGTCAAGGCTGTCTTAGCTAGTGCGTCGTAGTGTTTGCGCGCATGATGACCGCAGAACAACAGCTCACCTGAGAGTAAGGTTGCTCTCACTTGAGCTGCCGCGCCGCAGGCATCGCATCTATCACTAAGCGTTAGCTCCTGAACTTGGAGTACTTGTGCTTCCGTCATCATTACTCTCCCACTCTGTTATGAATACCGCTTCAAAGTCAGTAGCCGGACGTTCAAGTCCAATCTCTGCCATTCGTAAGTATCTGTCGACGTCCGCACGTTTTCTTGCACGAAACTTTGAGATCCGCTCACCTGTTTTTACATCTTTGATTTCCCAGATGCCAGCTGCTATGTTTCTCTTTCTAGTCGCCGGCATAGATCTTTACTCCACCTTCGTAAGCACCGCGAATCTTTTCCGCGATGTCTTGTAGCTGAAGAACCCAAGGATTCGACAATGGAAGTGTTTCGCCTTCCTCGTCTGTGCCTCCGGTGAATACTACATCACCCATGATGACATCAGTCATGCCGAACGATTTCTCCCACATGTGCGTCGCAATAATGTTTGGCACCATCCCATTGATAAGCTTTCCTTCTTCATTTACCCAGAGCACTAGGTCGTTGCGAAGGTCAACCGCTTGAATGAGACCACCAACAGCTCCGGAGAGTTGTTCGTAGCTTTCAGCTTCAAGGTCAAGAACCTCTGTAGTGAAGTCTGTGTTTACACGTAATGCTGTTTTCATTTTGCTTCCTTTTCTGCCGCATCGTCCAAGCACCACTGAACTTGGAAGTCTTCCATTGAAACTTCTCCTCCATCGAAGGAGCTAACCGCACCTTCCCAGTGGGAGTCTGAGATTTCGATTTGCATGTTTGCCTCAACGTGTTCTTTAGTGAACCATTGAACCATTATTTCTAAGTCCGGGTTCTCCTCAGAGAGGAGAGCGATTGCTCTTGAAACTTTCATACGTTTATCTCCTCGTTTGGAAACCACTTCAAGAATGTTTGAAGTAAGTTGTCATAGCTTTCTGTTGCAGTCATCTCCGCAGTGAATGTTGAGATTTCTTCGTGGCGGCCTTGCTTCTTTAGCTCGTTGCGTCCCGCACCGATTATGCTAAAGGCATTGCCATCTAGGATGCTTATTGCCATTGGATATCCTTCCGTCGTTGTTTGTTAGTACTATTATATCAGGCGGGTGTCTCGCACTCCAGTATTGAAACACTGAAGTCGATGTCAATTCCGTGATTTCTTTCTTGAGCGCCAGGCAAGTCTGAGATGTTCATCTCGTCGTCCTCACACTTTTTCATGAGTGCTTTTGCTTCATCAAGGTCTGCCGCATCGAACCAGACTTGGCTCATTGCGACTTCGTTGAATCTAAATGAGTATTTAGGCATGTGTTAGTCCCATCCGCGGCAGCCGCAATAGAACAGGTCAGTGCCCACGTCACCGCGTGGTATGAACTCATGTGTGGTTATACCTGGGCGTCCTGTTGATGGATTGATTGGTTGGTGCACAACCTTGTGGTATGCACAGTCGCTGCAAGATTCAGTTGCAGACTTGGAACCAGGTCCTCGATATTCGAAGAACGCAAGTGCTGTTGATGAATCAGCAGTCTTGCCGCAACCGCAGGTTGCCTTGCGATCTTTTAGAAGTTCTGCAGTGCTGCATGCTTTGCAGATGTTTTCATCATCGAGAACTTTTGCCGCATCGCTGGCAGAGTAGAGTGTGCTGCATTCGAAGCAGCGTTGGCAGTCGCAGTGCAGAACTTTCTCCACACAGACTTCGCAGACTTCAGTTTCTGTTGTCTCCATGTCGTTCCTTCCGTCGTTGATATTACTATTATATCAGGTAGATGAGAAAGGGAAACCCCTGGCTTTCGCCAGGGGTCCCGAGCAGACTAAAGAGTCTTGATGAAGTTGTACGGAGTCTTTACGAGTGTTGCCTCGTATGCTTCCGGCCAACCAGCTTCAAGCGCCTTACGGTCGATCTTTGAATTTGATGAGTTTGCGAGGCGGAAACGTTCCACACCACGGATGATGCCAACTTCAGCTTCACCAAGAAATTCGCGAAGAGCAAGTTCTGCTTCTTCCTTTTGAGCTTCGAGAGCCTTGATGGCTTCCTTCGCTGCGATGAACTTGTTGAGCGCCTTTTCGGCATTTGTTGCTGTTAGGTCGATTGTCTCGACCTTTGTTGCTGTGACTACTGTTGTAGTCTTGACTGTAGATGTAGCCATTGGCTTTTGTCCCTTCGTCTTTCAACAGGCGGGCTTGCTTGTTGATAGTACTATTATATCAGGTGCTTTTGTCAAAGAGGCCTCTTTTGGAGTATTTCTTCAAAAAGTTTTATAACTGTTTGATTACAGGATTTTGACCTTTGAGCCCAGCTCCATGATGAGGTCCTCGAACTTGTCGCCTTCTAGTTCCTCATCGGAATCGAGGTCAACTGGCAGATCGGCTTCCCTCAGGATGTAGACGTGGCTTCCGGTATCGGAATCAGCAGACCACCAATCACCATTCGGACTGGCAATCCAGACTCGATCTTTCGAGGTAGCTACTTCACGCATTTCATCACCCTATGGAATCGCCAGCAATCCTTGCCATTGATCTTGCCAACGTACTTGACTACTCCACCCTTATTAGGTAGAACCCAGTCTGATGGTGGCGTTGGATCAGCAGCGAACGCTGGGCTGCCCGTCAACATTACCGCGCCTGCTATACAGGCCGCAATTATTTTCTTCATTTGGTTCCTCTCTTCTTGCGTGTTGGTTTGAACTGGCCGAACCATGCTTGCCCATACGACTTTCTTTCTGCACGCTCTGCATCGATTTCATTTCCAATTTGTTGCATGCGTGCCAAAGCTACATTGAGATTTTCAACCAGCATCTTGTATCGTTCTTCTTCAAACAGCGGCGTATCGTTTCGCGCTGTCTTCTTTATCATTTCGTCTACCGTCTTCTTTTTCTTCATTTCATCTCCTGCTTGTAGTGTCCGGTACGGGCGGGACAATCTGACGGAAGGTTACCGCCCGCACCGGAACTCTTTAGGTCACGCCGCATTGCGGGTGCCAACCTTTGTAAGTGCGTCCGCCGCTGCCTTGCCAATTGCAAGTGCTGCTTTCGCTGGGTCAAGTGTGTCTGAGAGAACTACCGCATCAGTTCCATTACAGATTCCACGTGCGTATCCTTCTCTGTCGAATGGCATCCACAGAACACCAACTCCAGATTCCTGGCAACGTCGAACCCAATGCTTTGCTTTCTCATATTCATCACCTGTGTAGCAACCATCGCTAACTACAACAAGTAGTCTTGCACCGCGTCCATCAAGTAGATTCAACGAACCATCAAGAGCACGAAACGCACGACTGAACTTTTCAGTTCCATCAGGGGCAGAGTACACATTGACCTCTGTTAGGTGTTGCCCTGGCTTTAGTGTAGGGAACACATCTTGTCCGTAGTAAACCATTGCTGTTCTTGCTTGAACTCGACGTGCAGCCTCACTCATTACCCAGGCAGTCACTGCCATTGGCTGCATCGCAGAACTCATTGAACCTGAGATGTCGACCATCACACCAACAGTGAGTGTGGGTTCATCAGTGTGCTTACGCTTTGTTTGACGCCAAGGTTCTGTAGTTGCCATAACACCCTTAGCTTTGAGTGCGGCACCTTGAACCATTGCACCGGTGCGTAGACGTCCCGGAGGAAGAATACTTGCAACGTCGATTTGGTCACGCTCACGATACTTTGCTTTCTCAAGCATAGTTGCTACCTTCACTGCCGCAGCACGTTCATCACTACGGGGTGCACGCTTTTCAATAAGACGTGACGAAGTACGAGTACCAGGCATTGGACCTGTACCTTTTGAGAAGACATCATTTGCTACTTCTTTGTGGTCGCGGGCTTCCTTAGCTTTTGCGGCTTTGGTACTCGCAGTCTGTTGCCACTCTTCAGTAGTCTGTTGGTCGTTCACGTCTTCTTGCGCATTGATGCTCGCAGCTTCTGCCGCGTCTGCTAATGCGTCCATCAGATCTTGGATGAACTCTTGCATCTCAGGGGATGCTTCATTTGTCTCAGGTTCACCGCGTTCGGCGGCTGCATCCTCGACAAGCTTTACCCACTCACGTGCAAGTTCACGAAGAGGTTCTTGATTCATGTGTTGGTCGTGCATTTGGAAACGATTCCATACTGAACGCAAACCCTTGAGTAGATCTTCGCCAAGGAAGTCTTCGATGAGAACCGCAATTGGTTCTACGTCATCGCGTTCAAGAACGTCTGCATCAAGTCGTGCAATTGTAAGTCCTGCGAGTTGAGCTGCCGCACGGGTAGATGTAAGTTCCTTTAGGTTTTCGCGTGCGTCCTCAAGAACAATGTCAAGTGCACATGCACGAAGGAATGGACGATTTTGTGGAGTGTCCGCAACACCGGCTGCTTCGATTCGAGTCTCTTCAAGAAGAGTGATGGCAGCGAATTCTTTTTCACTAAGCGCTTCCATAGCAGCAGGTAGACTCCATCGAGAATACTTTGCGTGTAACGCTTCATGAAAGATAGCACCTGAGGCACGTGGCCACTCGAACTGGTTACTTCTTTCTGTGAGATCACCAATTACTTCTGGTGTCTGTCCTTTGCCGAATGCAACGTCTACGTTGACTTCGATTTCAGCAAGTTCTGGGTTGTAGCATGCAGGGGCTGGACCACCTGCACCTGGACCTACGTAAGCAACTAGGTCGCTACGTCCTGCCCAAGTATTTGCAAGGCGACCAATCTGTGCGCCAACGCTCAACCACTCATTAGGGGTTGCTTCAGCGCGGGTTGACCGCGAGTGAATGTGTGCCATACTTTGTCCTTCCGTCATTTGGTAATACTATTATATCAGGTGGGTTTGTCGTTCGGGGGGTAGTAGGGAGGGACCACCCAATGTAAATCCCTCCCTACCCCGAAGCTAAGACCTAGCCCTAGATCTTAGCGGGACGGCACTCTTCGCCGAACACCCTAGTGAACACGTCCGCAACGACGGGGCGGTCGAGTTCAGGTGAAGCAGCGAGTAGGTTCGCTATTGCGAACTTTGTGCCGAAGGTTTTCGATAGGTCACGGAACGCGAGTAACTCACGCATTTGTGGTGCCCATGAAGATTCTCCACTCTGTTGCTTCTTCGCAAGATTCTGCGCAGCAGTGACAATTGTTGTTGGCGCACCTAACTTGCGAGCAAGTGCCCAGTCAGTTGTCATCTCTGAATGAATAGTGAAACGAGATAGAAGCGCTTCTGAAAGTCGAACTCCAGGAGCGTTTGGGTTAGTGGCCGCAACTACGTAGAAGCCATCTTGTGCTTTTACAGTACCGCGTTCTGGGTTTGCAGTGACAGTGTACTCACGTCGACCATCCATCAACCCGTAAACAATTGATAGAACCTTTGGATCAATGAGACCAATTTCGTCTATGAGTAAAGGTTCACCGGCCATTGCTGCTTTGATAAGTGGACCATCCTCCCAGAGGAATCCACCTGAAGGTGTCTGCACGTATCCACCAATGAGGTCAGATACTTCAGTGTCACCGGAACCAAGAACAGTATGAAGTTTCTCGCCGAAGGCTGCTTCGATGAGTGCAGTCTTACCGCAACCTGGAGAACCGTAGAGAAGAACGAACTGCATATCTTCACGCGCTTTGCGGAGAACCATGACGTCATCATGTTCACCCCACTTGCGAGTGTAGTAGTCATCGCCATTTGGTCGCTTGTACTTTTCAGTTCCAAGCAGTGCATCTGCAGAGATCACAGGTACAACTTTCTTTGCTGGGGCAGTGCGGGCTACTGCCTTCCCAGGTGCAGGCATGAAAGCATCGAGCTTCGAACCTAAATCTGAGTTGACAGACTGGGTAGCCATGCTTGCCAACACATCGCCGAGCCCCGGATGGAGCTTATCGTATTCTAATGTTACAGACATTGGGTGTCCTTTCGTCGTTTGAGTGGTACGTATCTATTATATCAGGTACTAGGAAGCGAATAACTCTTCGCCGAAGTTTAGAGTTCGACGGCAACGAGTGATGCGACCTAGAATTTTGTAGGGAGTCTTTCCCATGCGCACATCATCAAGATCTTCAGGAGTGACCTCGACAGTGATAGGTTGCTTATGAATTGACCAACCTTGTCCAATCAACTGATTGAATAGCGAATCAGTGAAACTAATTCTGTCGCGCACTGTTGATAGTGCGTGTTCAGTTGAAAGTTGAGTGAACGTGCCAGTGATATCTCTATCTGACATTGCAGAAGATGAGAATTGCTTCCACGACTTTCGTGGAGCTGTTGAAGCAATCTTGCGTCGATAGCAAGTCATTGGCACTGCTTTACCTGAGAGTGTAGTTCCCTCAGGAGTGAATATGATTTGAGTCGTGTAGGCGCCATTCCTCATTTCGAGGTAAAGCGCTTTTCCGACAACTGCTGTATTAGCCATTGGGTTGTCCTTTCGTCGTTGTTGGGCTTACGTGTACTATTATATCAGGTGCTTATTTACCCGCGTAGCATTCAATCATGTCACCCCAGCAGTAGCCACCTTGAGTGTACCACAGGTTAGTCGATACCTGCCACATCAGGAATCCCACAACGAGGAACCCAACGAGCAGTGTGATGCGTCTGCGACGTATGTGTTTTGCTTCCATGCTAATCTTCATTACTCACACTCACATTCTGAATATGGATTGAACTCACAGAATTGGCAGCCCATTCGTTCATCGTGGGCTTTGCAGTAGTATCTGAACTGATGCTCATCGCAGCAGACAAATAAATCGTCCATGATGTTGTAGTACTGCACTTTGTCGATAACCTTTGACATGCTGTCTATCCTTCCGTCGTTTGGATGTACGTTATCTATTATATCAGGCGACTGTGAAGTTCGGCAGCCGAACTGTCACCATCATCTGTGGATACTCAAGATCGAAGGACTCAGTCTTCGTAGCCCAGACCTCGTTATCGTTTTCATCATAATCATCGACTACCTTGTAGGTAATCTCCAGACCATCGTCACCGTGCTTCACTTCGATCAGTTCGATGTCAGTGTAGGTGACAAACTCACTTGGGTTTTGTCTTGCGTACTCAATCAAAGTTTCCATGTCTTCGTACATGAAGTCATTGCACTTGATGATGTCCGCGCAGTATAGTCGCTCACTCATTTGGTTCCTCCGTCGTTATGTCTATAGGTGTACAACAGGCGCCGGGATTGTTTCCGACCCCCTAGAGTTAAAGTCGTTCAGGTGACCACCGGCACCCTGTTGTACAAGTACTATTATATCAGGCAGGTATGACAGAACCTAGCTCATTAGTTTCTTCATCGCCGCAAGTTTGGCATTGGCATCGTCGAGCTTCTTTTGAAGTTCAACCGTGCGTTCTGTAACAAGCTTTTCGATGAGGAAATCGAAGGCGGCGGAATCGAATCCTCCGGCCGCAGGACGGGCTACTGGCTTCGCTACCTTTGTCTTCCTTGGACCTGCCGCGCTAGCGCGTGGACCTGAGAGCGCACCTTTGAGTGTGACCCCGGGAATGACCTCGGCAACAGTGCGAGCTGGAACCTTGCCAGTTGGGTTTGGGCGATAGTAAAGAGTTGCAGGAAGCGCTGTTGCAGTTCCAACAGTTGTACGTAGCTGTCGCTCTTCAGCAGTTTCTTTTCGAGAGATCAGAACGCCATCAGCAACGAGTGCATCGATGCCATAGCGAACTCGGTTCTCCGAGTAGTTTGTGCCGAGCTCTTTGTTAAGATACTCAGCAACCTCGACGAGTGTGAGTGGCTGCTCATGTTCGTAGATTGCAGCAGCACTCAACTCTCGAAGAGTAACAGATGCGTCATGACGAATCTCGAGGAACTTTCTAAAGCCTGGATTGTTTGCTCCATTACGAGCTCCGGCTGGATGTTCATGTGTTGATATTGTTTGCGTTACACTCGCTTTTAGCGGAGTGATACGCGCCATGTCTTTTATTTTGGTCACGTTATGTCCTTTGTCGTTGGAGTACTGCTCACCGGGTGGCAAGGTACGAATCGAATTATAACAGGCGCATGTGACATTTGCGGCGTATGAGACAAAAAAGTTTTTCATGTTCTGAGTAAGACTCGAGGGACAATGTGAACAACCTATGAGTAACTTTGGAAAGTTGATATGAGTCGTATCAACTTTGTTGATAAGTGGAGTCTCGCTCTGGATGCCCCTAACCAGCTATCCTCTACACGGAAGTTCTGCTAGCTGCAGCCGGGTGGCATCGAGCTCATCGGCTAATTTGTTCTACACGGAAGTTAGCTATCGAAACGGCTATGACCAGTCAAAACCCTGAAAACAGGGACAAATCGGACAAATCGAAGCTAAAAGTCTTATTTTCGTCAGCTAGTTTTTTCTACACGGAAGTTAGCTAGCCGATCGAGCTAGAGCTTACGAGTCGATTCGGAAATATCCAGTTTCACGACCAAGCCTCGAAAGGCTATCGAAATCGGGAAGTCCTGTCGTATTCGTTCCAACGAGGCCAATGCTTCGTTGCCATCGCGAGTACGAGGCTTGAGTCTGCCCGTCAAAGCTTCCAGCCTTGGCATTACGCAGGCCGGTAATCGAAGCAAGCGCAAGCTGTACTCGTTCGATGTCCTTATGACGCTTACCAGGCCTGATGTTCTCAAGGCGTATCGAAACCTGCCCGTCTGCCTTTTTAATCTCCCTAGCAGGCCGCAACTTGAAATCAGGCCTGCCAAACCCTAAAACCTCGAATTTCCAGCGAAGGCGTAAATACACACCGTCATTAACAATCCCGCCCTTAGGCAGGCCGCTGTTTACACAAGCCTCAATTGATCGGAAACAACCAAGC